ATTTACAATGAATTTGTTTCTCTTCTCATTGCCAATTAAGAATTGAATTTCATCTTCATAAGTATCAAACTTCTTTGGTTTGTACTTCAAGACTAAACATTGAATATCAAGAGTAGAAAGGTGCCCCTCATCAATAAGTTTCTTTGTTCCTGTCACCTTATATGATGGACCAAAGAGACCCTCTAACACCCACTTATGGGTCTGTGTGCCATCTAATGTTCCTGTGAACCCATATCTATACTTAGCATGATGTAACTTGTCCATAATCCCAATAAGAGACTTACTCTTAAAAAGGTGCGCCTCATCGCCAATGATGACATCATAGTCCTCAAAGAATTTTCTATCTAACTGATATACAGATTGCCACGTGGTGATAGTAACCTCACTAGTATTGATCTTCTCCCTACCAGCATAGATCCTGTGACAGTGGTTCTCAGCATCCCACCCATAATCCTGAAAGTCCTTGAACATCTGCTCTACAAGGGATGTGGTAGGGACTACCAGAAGTATCTTTTTACGAGCATTCACAAAGTATCTTACAATCGTGTAAATCATAAATGACTTACCAGATGCTGTTGGTGAGATAAGAAGTTTCCTATTATATCTCAAAGCATCATTGACTGCTTCAATCTGATAATCTCTTGGTTTGAGATGAGTGATGGCAGACATAAAGTCCTTTACACCCTCCTCTGAGATCATATCATTGACTTCAAATGGAAGACCATAGAACTTATTTGGTTCAAATTTATATGAATATCCTGCGTTCTCACAGAATGCTACAACCTTATCTAGAAGACCAACATAGATCCTCTTAGTTTTCATATTAAATAGGTGAACATATCCATCCCAGTATTTACTTCTATACTGAGGCATGAATTTTTTATTAGGAACCTCGAATGTGAATCTATCTCTCAGTTCATGCTCTACATGAGGTTCAGTTGTAATCTTCAGATAAACTTCATTCACCTTCTCTATTACCAGATCAGACATAATATAATCCTACCTGATGGTATTTATTCCATACTTTCAAACTGATGTTCTAAAATGATTCTGTAAAAGTTATCTCTCATAGCAATAAGTTCAACCTGTTCATGTGTTTCCCCACCAGGCCATTTTTGAACAGCAAGAGTTAAACCCTTATGTATTATACGAATTCCTTCAATAGGAGTTTCTATACTATAATAATTGTCTTCATCCATTATCCTAGTCCAGAACTGAATTTCATATATTCTATGGCGTTCTTTATTTGATAAGTTCTATTTGTAATCTGTTTAAGTATCTCCTCAATAAACTTCAACATGACTTCATAGTATTCTATTTTCAACGAAAGTCCTGAGAGTTTTGTATCTGCATCCAAATACTTCTGCATAGTGTCCTTATCTCTAATTTTTTTAGGAAAGGGACTCTCAATGTATACATCTGGGTCTGCTTTTCCAGAATAATACTCATATCTTTCATGCCTAATATTTTTTCTTTGTTGCTCTGCTTTCTTTCTTAGAAGCATTAAGTTATTATATATGTCATAATATTTTGAATGCAGTACAGGTATATTAAGAGACTCAGTATGAAGATTATCTGGATCAATTTTTGAGTCACCTGCCCACATGTTTTGGAGTGTATCCAAGTCAATCATTAACAACAACCAATATCACGAATATGATATATAGCATACTTGAACCTGACCTCTGCTGTAAAGTATTGCACATCAGATACAGTAGCATCAAACTCAATTGTGCTTAATGAATAAGGAAATAAGTCCTCAAATACAACTTTAAAATTAGGATTGTTCATTGAATCCAAGACAGTCAGAGTTCCATCTGAATACAAGTTCAATCCAGTCTGATAATCTGGATTAGCAACACCAATTGTTTGCTCTTGGAGTTTATAAATTTGATCTAGATCTTCAGGAAAACCTATTCCTCTAATCCAATTCTGCATCTCCATATAGTTTGAGAGATCCTCATCAACCAAGAATCTAAAGGTTAGATCCTCAAAGTCAATGATCTCACCTGGTTGTGGAAGTTCCTTCAGGTAAGTAGGTTGAATTGTTGTTCTTAATTGTAGTGAAGGTATATTGACTGCATTGCCAAAATAAGAGACATTAGGAGCTCTAGTTACCTGAAACTTAAACCCTTGTGGTTGTAAGAAGTTTCTATTTTCTATCTGACTACGATTTAAACCAGCATTGCTTCTAGTAGGAGGTCTTTGTCTGACCTGAGCTGCAGTTGCTGTAAATTTTAAATTGGGATTACCAGCTGCCATATCCTTTCTAATTATTTATGTGAAGACGTAAAAAAAGACCCCTGTGAAGGGGTCTTGATGACTTGATGTAACAGAGATTTACATCAAGTTCTTAACAGCAACTCTTCTGTAGTAACGGTTCTGGTTGACACCAAGTCTTCCCATTCCCTGATTGGTTCCTTCTGCGAAGGGGTTAGCAACAAGACCATATCTGGTCTTAAAGCCAATTTTGGGTTGGAAGCTGTTCTCACCAACGGCTCTCACCATTTGGAGAGGCACATAAGGACAATAGAACAGACCTGCATCATAAGGAGAAGAACCCTTATAACCAACAACATAGTACTGGTTGCCACCCGATGCGTTAGCAGGGGTCAGGTTTGCAGAATATGGGTCAATGTAGACTCTGAACTTACCATTGATTGTTCCAGCAAAGGTGTTGCCAGTGTCATCAACATTCAGGTTTGCATTCAATGCAGGGGTGTAGTCAAGGATACCAGCCATGGTCAGTGCAGAAGCAACGTCTGCAGAGCACATGACAATGTTGCCTTTCCCTCTACGTGTTCTTTGAGCGATTGCATTAGCATCTCTCTCAATCTGGAACAGAAGTCCTTTGAACTTCTCAACAGACCATCTACCATTGGAGTCAATGTCAAGGTCAAATGTACCAGCAGTGGCAGTGTTAGAAACAGCACCCTGTTCAGCAACCTTGTAGATTGTTCTGATGACTTCTCTGTTGATCTCAGCAAGGATCTCAGTGGAGAGAATGTTAGCAAGTTCTGCTTCAGCATTCAGACCATGAATTGCCTTAAGGTCTTGTGCCAGTTCCAAGGAGTACTCTGCTTTCAGAGCTCTTGACTTAGCAGTAACAGTGACTTTCTCAATAGAGAATGCCATCTGGTTGAAGGCATTATTACCACCATCCAGGTTTTCTGCATCACCAGTTTGCATCCCCTGACCAACATTATATGCTGTGGAGGAAGCAGAACCAACTGGGTTCAGGACAGAAGGATTAGGTCCTCTCTGTGCAGTTGTACCCATACCAGCAGCGACATCAGACATGCCACCAGTGAGGTCAAATCCAGCATCCTGACCAGAGAATGCAGAATCAACTTCATTGTAGAAGGATTCATCACCACTCTGATTGGTGTAGCGAGATCTCATTGCAAAGATCAGTCCAGTAGGACCAGACATTGGCTGAACACCAGCAAGGTCATATGCGACCAAGTTGGGCATTGAGCGTCTGATCAGTGAAATCAGGACTGGATCAAAACCAGCAACTGGACCAGTTGCGGTTGCGGAACCACTAAAACCAGCAGGGTTACTACCTGCAGAGTTAGTGGGGGATTCCATCAGGTTGATACCTGAATTGAATGCAGTTTCCTCTCTGAGGAATTTTTCTTGGTTCTCTAGCAGGACTGCGGTCACTGCTCTTCTGTGATTGTCCTTGATTGAATCAAGACCTTCATAGTCCAGAAGAGGTGCCCACTTTTCCTGCAATTGTTCGGATTGGAACATTTGCTTTACCTATTGTTAAAAGTTATTTGGTTTGAATTGTATAAAATTCAATTTTGCTTGAAAGCACCCAGTGCTCTCATGTATGACTCCATCCCCTGTGAAACAGGAGCGGTTGTGCTGTCTACACCCTCAGAGAGGGTTTGAGTAGCAGAGGTAGATGCTTTAGCAGCTGGAGTTCTGGAGAAGTAAGACTCCTTCAGTGTTTCCAACTTTTCACGATATTCTTGCTCACATTCAAACTCAACACTTTCAGCAAGTGAGGCGAGCTTTTCTTTTTGAGTCTGTGCAAGACCCTCAGAAACTTGATCAAGAACAGAACCAGCAGTAGACTCAGCAAGTCTTTTGTTTAGTCCAATGTTCTTATCAATTTGCTCATTGAGCTTGGTCTCCATTTCATCAAGTTTTTCTACCATGCTTTCGAGTACATCATATTTCTCTTCAGGGATTGTTACATAATGTTCTTCAAAAAGACCCTTCATTCCTGAAAGGAATGATTCAGTCATTTCAGTCTTAAGACCTGCTTCAACAGCAAGTTCATTCTCAGTCATCCACTCTTCGCAGACATACTCAAGATAAGCATCAACTCTTTCAGTGAGTGATTCCTTAAGACCTTCTTTTTCTTCCTCTAGTGCTTGCTCATATTGAGCTTCCAGGGTTTCTTGGATTTCTTTAATCTTAGAATTCAGAGCAGCTTCAAAGATGACCTTTGCTTTTTCTCTGAACTCTTCGGAGAGTTCCTCACCACCCAACAATGCATTGACATCTTCTTCAATGTCAATGCCATCATCAAGCACTTCCTCCTCAACAGTTTCCTCTTCAGAAATCTGGTCTTCTTCAAGAACTTCTTCCTCAGAGGAATCAATTTCTTCTTTAGCCATCTTCTTCATTGGGTCTGCTGCCTTGGCACCCTTATTTACTATGTCTTTGACAGTAGCAATTTTGGGTTCTCTTAGTTTTGCTGAATCATTATCTGGTTTGTAGTTTTCAGGAGTAGGACCTCCCAAATCTTCTACCGAACCTAGCTGAGTACCTGGATCAGCCATTTTAGGCATTGATTCAGTAGGCTTAGCGTTCGCGTTCACAGCAGTCTTAGATTGCTCCATTTCTTGTAAATCTCCACGAGACATTTGAACTTACTCCGATTAACCTATGTATAATCTATATTTATTTATAATTATGATAACTCTGTTACAATTAAAGATTGTTTAAGAAGTTATTGAACAGATCAAGCTTCTGTTCATCAAGTTGCTTTTTACTTACCAAAGTATTGATAGTTTTATATGTTTTGGCAGCTTGCTGTTCTCTAAGGATGCCTCCATCCCAGACCCAGTTCTTACCTTCCATAATTCCTTCAACAAAAGCATCAGGAGCAGAAGGGTCTGCTACAATATCTGCAGCAGTAGAAAGCATAAAGTCATCACCAACAACATTTACACCTTCTCTTGTTTGCTTGAGGGAACCAATGCCTCTAGAAGAAACACCCAGTTTAACTCCCTCTCCAATGAGAGATTCTGCAATCTTGCCCATTGGAGTGCTAAGGATTTTAGCTTTACCAATAAAATTGGAACCATTCTCCTTGAGCGAAACAATCTTGTGACTGACGCGATCTAAATTAACTGTTGGTCCATCTGGATGTCCAAGTTCTCCAAGTGCTCTCCCTGAATTAACGTGGTTTTCTGTATACCTAAGGACTTCTCTTCTCAGAGTCTCCATAGGATACATTCTTCCATTTCTATTCTTGAGGTCTCCTTGTAGGAAAATACCCTCAATAAACATGTTCTTTTTGCCGTTTCTTTCTTCAACGACAAAATCAACTGTTTCTATTTCTTCTCTAATGAGTTGCATTGATTGTTACCTCAGGAGTCTTGAACTTGTTGAATAAATGCTTTACCTGCACCACTATCAGTCTTAACTGCCACTTTGATTGACTTTCTCAACTCTGCATATGGTGCATTAAAAATATCAGTTACAGCAATTGAATTGTGGTCAATAGTTGCTCTTGTATTATAATAACCTCCTACATTGGAAGTTGTATTGATATCAGTCACAATTTTATGAGTAAAATCGAAGTTTGACTGACCAGTAACTGTGAGTGATGCTGCATCACCAATAGCAAATGGGCAACCAGTTCCCTCTGGGAAGTCCACAATAGTTGTAGCACCTGTGATAATACCAACTACTCTTTGTGAAATTATAGGTCCAATTGTAATTGTTTCAGATTCATTAGTAGAAACATAATAATTTTCATCTGTAGCTGTTGGGTTGGTTCCAATTGCAACATACACACCAGCAGTTTCAGCAACAACTCTGAGAGCATCAGATTGCTGTGCTATAGGTAGAGTTTGTGCTGAAGATGTGCTGGTTGAAAGAACTGTATTAACACCAACAGGTTTAAGAGATGCCATTATTTTTAATTACAAGGTTTCCATACAATATTTAGTATTTACTCTGATTCAACTTCAGAAGACTCTTCTTCCTCTCCACCTTCAATCTCATCAAAGATAGAAGAGGCAACGTTAGGTCTGATTGCCTCAATCCTTTCTGCTGATTTTGCAAACAGCATATCTTTAATTTGATCACTGATTTGTGAGGGTGATTCATTTTTCACCATCAGATTCATTAATTCTTCCATTGTCTATAAAATGACTTCTCTGTTATTTAGAACTCCCCACCTTTGGGAGGTTTGATTTCAGGAGTAGTTGGGATTGCACCAGCATCACCATTAATAGAATTTGGTGGAGCAGCTCCAACTTCTGGTGGAAGTGGTTGACCAGTTGCTGGATCAAGATCCATTGAATTGGGATCAGGAATTATACCATCCTTAATCTCCTTTTCAATCAACTTATCCTGTTCAAGAATCTCAGCATCACTCTGTTGAAGAATATTTCTTCTTATATAATCATTAGAGTAGTACTTACCGACATATGGTTCAATCAATGAAGCAAGATTAATTCTTTCAGTGGTCAGTTCTGCATTCTTGAGTTCTGCAAAGTGATTATCATATAGGAAATCATATTGAATATGATCCTCCATGATCTCCCAATCTTCTGGGGTGATAATATTCTTAAGCAGAAGTTGAGTCTTCAACATATCATTAAACAGATCAGAGAATCTCTTTCTCATTCTTCCAACAAACTTAGAAAACTTGATTTCATCTCTGAGGATTTCAGAAGAACGACCCATAGAGAATCCACCATCTTGCTGAATTCTAGTTTCAGGAACATTTAATGCTCTATAAAGTTTCTTCTGGAAGTAGTTGATATCAGTAATTTCACCAAGGTTCTGACCACCAGGAAGTGTAGTAATTTCTGTTCCTCTACCACCTTCTCTTCTAGGCAACCAAAAATCTTCCAGCATACTCATATGCTTTTTATCATCTCTGACTTCACCAGTTGATGAATCATACACCAACTTGTTACGATATCTCATCATAACATCACGCAGATACTGTTCTGCTTTTACCTTAGGAAGATTTCCAACATCAATATAGAAGATTCTTCTTTCTGGTGCTCTTGAAAGTCTGTAAATAACCAAACTATCCTCAATCATCATCAACTGATTGATAGGTTTGATTGCTTTGTGTAACCAAGAAAGAGTTGATCCCTTGTTTCTATCTACCAATCCTGAGGTACAATAGGCAACAGAATCACGGGTCATTCTGATTCCTTTTCCACTACCAGTATTTCCAGATCCATATCCATTGGTAGTTGACTGGAAACCTCCTGGATTATACAGAAAATACTCATCAATCTCAGGGAAATCATATGTTGATGGGTTGTTTCTATCAACAGCTAATCCAGTTTCTTTTGGTTTTTGAACCTGACGAATATAACGCATCTTAGACGCATCAATATATCTCAGTTCTTGGATACCATCCTGTGGTCTTTTTTGGTCAATGACCTTATTATAATATAGTCTCCCGTCAATATACCAATTTCTAAAAATTTCATGAGACTTACTATCAAAGTCTAGAAGTTCAAGAATAAATTTGAACTCTTCTCTTATCTTCTTTTTGATTCCATCACTTGCCTTGAGATTTGATAACTCAAGACTGACTGGACTATCATTTGTATCTGAAACAATTGCTTCATTAACAATATCTTCAATAGCACTATCACACTCAGGGTAAAGTGCCATTGAACGATATCTTCTGATCAACTCATTTTCATTTTTGTAGACACCTTCAATGTCTACATAAGAACCATAAAACCCAGAGCTAACATAGTGATCCGATCCATCCTGATTAGAAGGAGGGACCGGAGATACTAGACCTGGGGGATTCTTTTCACTGTCTTCAATTGAGAAACCAAATAATCTCGCCATTATTATTTAAACTAGTTCTGTTCTAGTTATTTATCATTGAATCAGAGTCTGCCCTGTGGCTCCCCTGTTTGCCTGTGTAGAATTGCCAACTGTGAAGTACTGAACCTGGAAGATTACCTGGAAGTCTTCAATCTGATCAGTGTTATCATAACTGAGTTCAATAGCACTGACTGAAGTTGGGAAGATGTCATAGAACTTGTAAGTTCTGAGTTCAGATGAAGAACCACCAGTATTTCTGGTAGAATTGGCAACTCTTCCTCTACCAAGTTGAGTTACATAAGCATCAGTCATATATGATGCAGGGTTGGTAACACCAGTAGCATCATTTAGTTTGCTCATGGTGTTCATCCAAACTTCAAAAGCAGTTCTAATTTGGAAGTCTTCATCATTGATGATTGTAACAGTCCAGGGTTCAAAGGTTCTATCTCCAGCAACCTTCAAAGATCTACCCCTGAAAGGGACAGGAATTTCAGCCATAGTTGATGCAGGAAGCTGAGCTGCCTTGCATAAGAAATTAAAGGTTGAAGATTCTCTACCTGAACCAGTCCTCCAGACTCTATCGCCTACAGCACTTGGGAAGGATGGGATTGTGACCTCAAATAGATTGGAGCGGGCACCACCGCCCGCCAACCTATTTTTAAATTGAGATAGTGTTCTTGTGTCTGCCATTGTTGTGTCCTCTTATAAGTTAATTAGTAGAAATCAAAGTGAACCAACAACTTCATCAAAACTGATTCCAGTTCTGGTAGCAACAAATGTCAGTGTGACATA